ACGTTAAGCTAGATCAAGGTCAGCTAAACAACTTCAACATCTCGGTTGCAATTACTAATCGCTTCCTAGAGGCTGTTGAACTTAACGAGCCTTGGTTCTTCACATTCAATAATCGTGAGTATCACTCTTACGATATTTGTCGCAACACACTAGATCAGGATGGTAACGTCACCGACAAGCACATTATAAGTGTTCTAGGTACAAGCCCTGATGATGCTATGGAGCGAGCAAATAATTTCCACAAGGCTAAGTGGACCGATACGTTTGAAATGATCGGTCAACGTGACATTAAGGCACGCGAACTTTGGGATCTTATTTGGAAGAACTCCGTTGAATCTGGTGATCCTGGTATTTACAATATTGATTTAGCAAATAGCTATACCAATGTTTCTTACTTCGAGCGTCTTGATTCCACCAATCCTTGTGGTGAGATTTCTCTACCTTCATATGGTAACTGCTGCTTAGGTAATATCAATCTAAGCAACATGGTTCTCGAAGATGGTTCCGACATTGATTGGAAGCGTCTTGCCAGAACTGTCCGCACTGGAATCCGCTTCCTTGATAACGTGCTAACTGTAAATACTTTCCCAACTGAAGAATGCAAGAAGATTGGTGAGCGTTCTCGTAGAGTTGGTCTAGGTGTTACTGGTCTACACTATATGTTGATCAAACTCAACATCCGTTACGGTAGCGAGAAGTGCCTTGAGTTCCTCGAAAGACTATTTAGCACTATTCGTGATGAAGCATACAAGATGTCGATCTATCTTGCACGCGACAAGCAGCCATTCCCCGAGTTTGATTCTCGCAAGTATCTCAATGAAGAATTTGCCAAAACTCTACCTGCTAGAATCCGAATGCTTATCAAGCGTTATGGTATTCGTAATGCAGTAATGCTTACAATTCCTCCCTGTGGTACGATCTCGATGCTCCACGGAGTTTCGAGTGGCATTGAACCTATCTTTTCTGCGATGTACAATCGACGCTATCGCAAGAATAATGTTTGGAAGGAGCAATTAGTTGTTGATCCTCTGTTCCAAGACTACTTCGATAAAGGCAAGCCTCTTGATTCATTCGTTGGAGCCTACGATGTAACTCCTGAAGATCACATCAAGGTTCAAGCTACTGTTCAGAAGTTTATTGATTCTTGCATCTCGAAGACAATTAACCTACCTTCGACTGCAACACCCCAACAATTCTCTCAGGCTGCACTAGACTATGCTCCCTATCTAAAGGGTCTTACTGTGTATCGTGCAGGTTCTAAGGGTAATGAGCCTTTACAAGCCATTCCTCTAACTGAAGAGAATATCAATAAGTATATGCGTAAGAATGAAAATCAGTTAGTTGGTATGCAGAATGGCGACGCTTGCTCTCTAACTGGTGGAGAGTGCGGAGCCTGATATGACCTTATATGAGTGGATTTGCAGGGATTGTGATATATTCTGGGAAAGGGATTGCCAGATGGGCAAAGCCCCAACCAGAACCAAGTGTCCAAAATGCAAGAAGCTTTCGGGTCGTTATTATGAGAACGCTAATGTAAACGTATCCTTTAAAGATGATGGTAATTGGAATAAGGGTAATGGAGCTATGGATTTCCATACCGTAAAACGTAGATACCAGAAGGTAGCAGAAAAAGGTTTTGATAAAGATGCTGCAAATAGATTCCTCAAAAAGAGCATAGAAGTTTCAAAAGCTTCTATGACAGATGAATCATACAGATATAAACCAGTTAATTTAAAGTGGGATCAATTTGCAAAAGAAAATAATGCTAAAAAATTAAGCTCTTCTCAAGTAGAAAAGAAAATACAATCTGCTAAGAAACTTACAGAAGAAGCCTATGATAGAGCAAACAAGCTGGGCTACAAAGACCAGCATGGCAATAAGTTAGATATTACAAAACCCCTAAAACAACAATAGCATGGCATACGATTTTTCTGAAAACATTCAACGAGGTATCATCTACCTGTTGAAGTCTGATCGTGATTTCTATCTTCAAATTGTAAACCTAGTTAAGCCTGAATACTTCGATTACCCTTCTCACTCGAAGATCTTCGAGAAGATTAAGGCGTATTACGATAAGTATGGCAAACTTCCTACTGATGATTTCATCATTCAGGATATTAAGCCTACGTTAACTAGCAGGGAAAGCGTTTCCGATTACGAGGACGAGCTTCTCAACATCAATAATCTTGATGCCTCTAGTGTTAACAACACAGAGTATATGCTCGATCTGATCGAGAACTTCGCCAAGAAGGAGGCGATGAAATCTGCCATAGCAGAAAGTATTTCGCTAATCAAAGAGAATCGTATGGATGAGGTTGAAGCAATCGTTAAGAAGGCTTTGCTCATCAATCGTGATGTTGATACAGGTCAGAAGTATTTCAGTGAAATCTCTGATCGTTGGGATCGCGTCTTTAACAAGAAGCAAGATCAGAAATACAAGACCCTTCTGCCAGCCATTAATAAGTCTCTAGAGGGAGGTTTGGGGGCGAAAGAATTGGCTATGGTTGTTGCTCCTCCTGGAGTTGGTAAATCACTTTACCTAGTGAACCAAGGTGTTCACTCAATGATGGAAGGTAGAAAGGTCTTGTACATCTCGCTCGAAATGAGTGAGGATAAGATTGCACAACGATTTGATTCGGTGATGACGCTGGTTCCTCAGATGAAGCTCAAGGATCCTGCTAATCAGCTTACTGTCAAGGAGCGTCTTGATATGTTCAAGAAGCATTTTCCTGGAAGTGAATTGGTTATCAAGGAATTCCCTACAGGCCAAGCGTCCATTAATACCATTCGTAATCTCTTGGTCCAGCTAAAGAACTACAACGAGTTCGAGCCTGATCTTCTGATTGTAGATTACCTAGAGCTACTTCGTCCTACGCGAGAGATTCAGCAAGAGTACCAAGCACAGCAGAAGATTGCCGAGGAGCTTCGTGGAGTGGCTATGGAGCATAATATCTTAATCTGGACTGCTACACAAACGAATCGCCAAGGTCGCATGGTGAAGATTATTACCGACGCAGAATTAGGTGATTCTTATGGTAAGATTCGTACCTGTGATTTTGCCATGTCTCTGAACCAAACCGAGGAAGAATTTGACGAAGGGCGAATGAGAGCTTACGTCATCAAGTCTCGAAACGGTAGACCCCGCTTCTCTGTTCCTGTAAAGGTGTCCTATGATACTTTAAGAATGGAAGAAGGTGACGAGATTTTTGATGCGGAGGAAGATGATGAATAAGTATAAGCATCCTAATCAATTTCATGATGGTGTAAGGGTATATAAAATAGTTCAGAAAAGCCTTAAAGATGAAGGTCTTATGGGTAAAGTAGATTTTGAAGAACGGATTATTTATGTAGATCCAGGTCAAGATCATTTAGAATATAGGAAGACCTTACTTCATGAAATTATTCACATTGGCTATGATTACTTTGGGTTAGACAATGACGATAATATGCCTACCATTACTAATGAATATATTACCACGGTAACTACCAATATGATGCAACAGTATTGGTTCTTTAACATGGATTTATTCGAGTTTATCTTCTCATACCCTAAATAAGGTATGAGACAAATAGACATACTACAAAGACGGGATAGAAGATTAGTCTCTGCCTCCATCTACACAAATGGACGGTGGAGATTTATTCCATTAACCGATCCATTTAAAATTTATAATAATAGAAAGTTCTATAAAATAAATAATAAGTTTGGACTGGTTAAAGAGGGAACTACAAATCCTGCGCTAACAAGTATTACAGGTGAAGCTGGAGAGTATATTGCAGAGGATGCATTAGGGACATTATCCTTGATTAATGAAAATCAGTATAAATTAATGTTTCCTGAAGCGAACTTAACACCCACAATGCCTCCGACTAGTTCAGCTTTATTAAGTAATCCTGCATATATTACTAATTTTGTTAGAGGAACTCCAAGCACCTCCTATAATACTACGGTAGCTAATACCATTAATTTAATACAACCTACTACACAAAAACCTTGTAATTGTAACTAATTTATGAAACAATTTATTGAGTCCTTAGAGGACTTTACTTGGGAAAACTATAAGACTATTAGTGACGCTTTGGTAATGTTCGATGATTCTAATATCGAACTGGAAATGCAACGCCAACCCACTATTTATTCTTACTATCACGCTTTGATGAGTCTTGCCAAGAAGACTGTTAATGATATCGAAGCGGATAATGTGAGAGTTGCATCTACGATTCGTTCCTCTTATAGGAACAATTCTAAGGTTGGCAATAAGCTGACCGCTAAGGATCTTGATGATCAAGTCTTTGCCGATGAGCAGTATATTGCTGCTACTCGTAAGCTGAACGAAGCATCGTTCAAGTATGAACTACTCAAGGGACTCGTTCGCGCTCTTGAGCAGAAGAAGGATATGTTGCAACAAGTCTCCGCAAATAAGCGGGAAGAGACTAAACTTTACAAGTAACCAACTATTATAACACTACTTAAACAGGAGAACTATTATGCCTATTGATCTTAACGCACTTCGTAAAAAGCACGAACAACTTAATAATCCTGGTGGAGCTACAAGCTCCGCTAATGGAGACTTCCTTCAGAAGTTTTACCAAATCAAGGATGGGGGAAATATGGTCCGTATCCTCCCTTGGAAGGATGAAGAGAAGCAATTCTATGCTGAAACTAAGATTCACCGAATTCCTGGACCTGACGATACGGTGAAGAACGTACACTGCCGAAAGGTTCACAGTGAACAATGTCCTCTGTGTGATCTTTATTATGCGTTGTGGAAGACTGGTCGCAAGGAAGATGAAGATCTTGCTCGCATCATTAAGCCTCGCGCTCGTTACTACATGAATGTTCTTGATCGTGATAGCAACGATATTAAGATCCTTTCTGTCGGTGTTATTTTGTTCAAGAAGATTATTGCTGCTATGCTGGATGAAGACTTCGGTGACATCACCGACCCTGAAAAGGGTCACGATTTCAAGATCGTGAAGGAAATGGATGGACAATGGCCGAAGTACGATCAATCGGCTCCTCGTCCTAAGGCTTCTACGCTTGGCAGCAAGGCTGAGATCGCTTCGGTCATGGGAAGTCTCCATGATGTCCATGAGCTTGTTAAGCTGGAGGATTATGAGGAAGTGAAGCAAGCCGCAGCCGCTCTTATGGGCGGTCCTATTCCGAAGGGTAAGGCATCTAAGGGATCGGATGACGTTTCCGATGATGATTACCTTTCCAAGCTACAAGGATAATTTATGCGAAACTTTTTAACTGTATCTCTTTTTGCGCTAGTTGTAGGCATGGGAACAACTTCCTGTGCTACTATGAAGGAATGGTTTGTTGATGATCCTATTGCGGTCACAACTGATGATCAACTTAAGGAGGGTGAAAAGCCCGCTGCTGTAATTCCTAAGGAGCAACTTCCTGAAGAACTTCAAGCAGTAATCCCAGAGGGGACTCAGGTTGTTCTAGCGGAAAAGGAGCAGCTACAGGAAGGTGCAGCGTATGTACCTCTAGGTAAGCCTGAAGGTGTCGATATTGCTGGAATTATTCAAGCAATCTTTGGTGTCGCTGCTGCATTCTTCCCCAGCCTAGCTGCATGGGAAGGTATTGTGGCTCTGTTCTCGCAACGTAAGCGTCAACAATATGTTAAGGCTTTCACCTCAATCATGCCTTTTGACAAGAATATTGATATAGGTGGTGCTATGACTGCTTTGGCTGCTGCAATAGGTGCTGCACACTCGACAAAGCAGCCTCAGCCTGAACAAGAATATTCACAAACCCAAGCATAGACTAATATAAATCGTCTATGATATGAGGACACCTCTAAAAAGGTGTCCTCTATTTTTAACTATACAATTTAATTATGGCAGAGAAACTTAAAATACTGTGTGTACCAGCTAATGAAGGTGGATGTTCTTATTACAGAATCATAGCACCTTATAGAAAGCTAGAAGAGCTATATCCTGATCAGGTCGAGATTCGATGGAATAAGAATCCACTTGGAATAGATGAAAAGACTGGTCAGTGGATACCTAACTGGGATTTTGCTGATATGAAGTGGGCAGATATTGTGTTCACTCAAAATCTTTGTAATTACGGAGGTAATTATACAGCTAGAATCATAGGCAAGGCTAAGGAGTTTGGTAAGTTTGTACACTATGACACAGATGATCTATTAACTAATATTTATCCTGGGCATAGACTATATCATGTTTACAAGGAAAAAGGTCTTGAGGAGATAACTAAGTTTATTTATCACAATTCAGATTTAGTTACAGTAACTCAAAGCAAGTTTGCTGAAAGAGTGGCTCCCTTTTGTGGACCTCAAACTACTTTAGCAGTTGTAAAAAATACAATTGATTATAATTTACCTTGTTGGAACTTACATAGAATACCTAAACCTAAAAATAATTATACTAGATTCGGCTGGGTTGGTGGTATTCACCATGAACAAGATCTTAAATATTTTTCAGGGGTGCCTCATTTGGTTAATCAACGAGTTGGTAGAGAAAACTGTAGATGGGATTTTTATGGGCATCCACCACAAGGAACACCAGAGGATGATTGGCAAATTGATGTTTGGAGAAAGTATAAGGCTATAATCCTAAGAGGCTTTAAAGGAGTAAGTAATTGGTCTATACATTATGCATTGATGCCAGATAGATATGGTTCTATGTTTACGAACATGGATATTGCCTTAGCTCCACTTGAAATGAATGAGTTTAACGATTCTAAATCTGAAATTAAGGTAGCAGAATGTGGTCGTTACAAAATTCCCCTTATTGCTTCAAATGTAGGATGCTATTCCGAATGGATTAAAAATGGAGAAACAGGATTTTTGATTGATCCTGATAAGGGAATACTTGAGTGGATTAGAATATTAACCTTGTGTGCAAAGAATCCTGATCTTGTCAAAAGAATGGGAGAGAATCTACACAAGTTAACAGAAGAAAACTTTGATATGAATAAAATGGTCAAGAGCAGAATTGAATTATATAAAGAGGTGATGAATGGTAGGACCAATCAAATTAGTTAGTGGCTGGTCAAACCCTGGCGGCAGCACAGAACATCATATAAAGCTAACTAATTTGCTAAATGCAAATGGTTATGAATGTACTTTTTACGGTCCCCATCCTTGGCATATGAATAAGTGTAAAGGGGCTTTATTAAATGACTGCAAGATAACGGTGCATGATACAGTTATCAGCCATTTTTTAATGGTCAATACTAGAAACTTAAAGAAGCACATTCTAAGTTGTCATGAATCAAATTTGTTTCCACTGAAGGATTTACCTTTGGAAGGTTATGATGTTATTCAGTTTGTTAGCCAAAGACAAAAAGAATATCATTCTATAAATCATCCAAATGTCATAATTCCACCTATTGTAGATAGAATTACTTGGAAAGCTCCAGAAACCAAGACCGCAGGAGTTATAGGAAGTATTGATTCACATAAACAAACGCATTTGTCAGTCCAAAAAGCATTAGATGATGGGTATAAGAGAGTGAGATTGTATGGAATAATATCAGATTTACAGTACTTTAATCAGTTTATAGAACCTTTACTAAAGTACAATGTAACTCTTGAAAATCATTGTAACGATAAAACTATAATGTATAATACATTAGACGCTGTTTATCATAACTCTAAGTATGAAACGTATGGGTTAGTAGAGGCTGAATGTAAACTTGCAGGGATTCCTTACATAGGAGCGGAGTATAATCCAGAAGTTATAGAAACAGAGGAGATCTTAGGACGATGGAAAACAATATTACAGTAATACTTAATTGTTATAAAAGACCACAATATTTACAGGAACAATTAAATTCTATAAAAAATCAAACTGTAAAACCCAAAGAAATTTGGTTGTGGATTAATACTACAGAAGAAAACAAAAATTTTAATCCAGAAAGCTTAGGCTTTGACAAAGTTTTTAGATCTAGCACTAACTGTAAATATCATGCTAGATTTGCTATAGGGTTATTAGCTAGAACAGAGTATATTGCATTTTTTGATGATGACACCATTCCTGGAGATATGTGGTTTGAAAATTGTTTGAATACCTTAAAAACTCATGATGGTATACTTGGGGGTGCTGGATGTATCCTAGCTTCAAGATTGTATTATCAACACTATAGATTTGGATGGCCCTCACAAAACGAACAGACCGTAGAAGTTGATTTGGTGGGTCACGCTTGGTTTTTGAGAAGATCCCATTTAAATTATATGTGGTACGAGATTCCAGCTACATTAGAAAATGGAGAGGATATTCAATTAAGTTTCTTAGCTAAAAAGCATGGAAACATTAGAACTTACTGCCCTCCGCATCCTAGTAATAATTTAAGATTACATAGTTCTTTAAAAGCGATGGAATATGGGAATGATAATAAAGCATCTTCTAATGGTTCAATCAAACCAATACAACAATTTTATTCAGAAAGAGATTATTGTGTCTCTTATAGTATAGACAACGGATGGAAAACAGTATTAGGAGTAAAATGATAGGCATATTTTATGGAACTAGACCTGAATATATAAAATTAAAGCCTTTGTTAAAGGCTTTACAAAAACGATCTATAGAATACAAACTATTTCAAGTTTCCCAACACACTGATTTAATCAAAGAATGTCCTTATGATGAGTTTATACGAATTAAAAATTCTTCTAAGAATCGTTTGAACTCAATATTTTTATCAGTATTAAGATATCCTCTAAAAAATTTGAAGTATGTTTTAGTACAAGGAGACACTACTACAGCAGCAGCCGTGGCACTAAATGCATTTCATAGTGGTATAAAAGTTATTCATTTGGAAGCAGGGATGAGATCTTTTGATAGATATAATCCTTATCCAGAAGAATCTAATAGAAGAATTATTAGCAGTTTAGCTGATATTCATTACTGTCCTACTGATAGAGAAAAGCGTTATTTGTATGTTGAAGGTTTTGATAAAGACTCAGTATTAGTTACAGGTAATACTTGTATAGATAATCTAATAAACATAGAAGTAACAAAAACAAACAAAGTGTTAGTTACACTTCACAGAAGAGAGAATCAGCCTAATATAATAAAATGGTTTCAAGCAATAGAATTCTTGGCAAATGAAAATCCTCATCTAGAGTTCGTATTCCCTGCACACCCATCCCCCTCTATCCAAAATAATTTATCTGTATTTAAAAAAGTAAAGGTGTGTGATTCACTACCTCATGATAAACTATTAAAACTTTTAGCATCATCTCATTGTGTTATTTCAGATAGTGGGGGAATTCAGGAAGAATCATCCTACTTTAAAAAACTATGTTTCGTATGTAGAAAAACTACAGAAAGACCTAGTGAATCAAGTTTACTTTGTGATACTCCTGAAGTATTAATAATGAATTTTATGAATCACTATAATAAAGAAATAAAAGAATTCTCCCCTTTCGGAAATGGAGATTCTTCTGAGCTTATAGCTAAAGATTTGGAAAGGTTATGTTTTGAAACATTTTAGATCAGAGATTGAAAAATTATTTTCAAAGTTAAAAAATAAAGAGAACTTCGCATTCAGTAAATATGCTGATGGTGAATGGGCTTCAATGAATGGTCTAATACTAGATAATAATGAATTTAGATCTGACCATTCAACGCAGCATTCTAGAAAATTATTAATTGATTCGTTTAAATATAAACATGATAACTATTTTGTTGGAATAAGTTGTTATTGTTGCCAAGGATCAGCCTATTATGATATGAAAAAGTTTTCGGGTCAGAATGAATCTAATTTGACATTCGCAAATATATTTGTTAATAGTAACTATAGTTATTACAAACAAAATTTTATTCCTGAATACTCAAATCATAAAGTTAACTTAATTGCAAATGAAAAATCAAGTATATCTAATCTACCATTTAAAGTAGAAAGATTTTTTCCTGTGAAAAAAAATGCATGGGTAGAAAACCTATTATTAATAAATGAAATAAAATCATTAAATATTAATAATGAATTATTTTTATTTTGCTGTGGTCCTTTTGGAAATATACTAGCTCATCAATTGTGGGAAAATAATAAAAATAATACATACATTGATATAGGATCAACTCTAAATCCTTGGCTACAAACAGAAGGGTTCAAAAGGAGTTACTTGTATGGTGGAAGTGATAATGAGAAAGTATGTGTGTGGAAATGAAAAATTTACCCTTAGTTTTATACACGCATAGTGATTATTTTGATGTTTTTGAAATATCAAAACAGCAATTAAAAAAATATGAAATGAATAATATCATATGCGTGTGTGACAAAATTATTAACGATTGCAAAACTCTAATTTACCAAAATCATCTCTGTTATACTGACAGATTATTAAGCTGTATTGATGAATTACCGGATAGATTTTTATTTATGCATGAAGATTTTATTTTATACGATCAACCAAATTTTGATTTGCTTGATTTGTATTTTTCTTTAAAAGATTATAATATAAAATTACTAAGATCAGGGGTAGTGCCTTCTCAAAAAATATCCGATACTTTATATAAAAATGACGGTCCTTATTTTTTTTCTATTCAAGCAACTATACTTAATAAAGATTTTTTAAAAGACTTGTTAGTACAAAACAAAGGTAAAACAATATGGGAGTTTGAAAAAGATTGTCAAACTGCTGCCGCAAAATATAATAATTTATTTCATTATAATAATGAAACTAAAAGAGGTTTAGATCACTATAATAGTAATGTATTTCCTTACATGGCTACAGCGATAAACAAGGGTAAGTGGAATTCAGAATATAGTAAAGAGTTTGATTTGCTAAAAATAAATACCTTAGAAAGAGGGATGATTTGAAGATGAAGACCGCAGTTTGTCTATACGGTTTATACAACAACCACTTTTCAAATTCTGGTGATTTAGGTTATCAGCATATCAAGGAGCGGGTACTCTCCAATACAAATGATGTAGACTTCTTTTGTCATAGTTGGAGTGTCGGAGATAAAGATTCGATACTTGAAAAATACAATCCAAAGAAGTATCTGATAGAAAAGCAAATTGATTTCACAAATAATGTAAACAGCATTGATTTAGGTTATTTTTTAACAACATCTAATAAAGATTATAAATATCTTTTCCGAGCTTTTAGTTTCTACTACACTAGAGCGAAGGCATTGGAGATGAAAAAGAAATTTGAAGAAGACAATAGATTCAAATACGATTGCGTCTTATCGTGCAGATACGATGTTGGACATAGAGATAGAAATTGGTCTGGGAAGTATTTCGTTTCTAGATTAAATTTTAATCCATACAATGATATGCGATATGTGTATAATGCTATGTGGGATCAACTCAATGCGGGTATGGCTGACCATTGGTTTTACTCTAGTTCAGATAACATGGACAAATTTATCTTGATGTTCGATAAACTTTCTGTTTATTTGACAAAAGGTAGCGAGTATGAAATAAATGTCACTAATGGTTGGTTTGATAGTAATTTCTTTGATGCGTATAATGTCGAAGACAAGAGACAATTTACAAATGAAGTTCTAAAGCAGGAAGGAAAGTCCAAAAATTTGATGCGTTACCCTGTTTGCGAGTGTCTCAATAATCATATCATGCACAAATGGTTCTTGAAAGATGTTGGTCTTTATGAGAATTGTAAATATCTTGTAGGATAATTATGAATAAACAGAAGAACACCTCTTCATTTTTGATACACCCTCATGTACAAATGAGTAAAATTTTAATTATTCAAGGACCGTTATCTTATTTGAATTCTCTGAAAAATTGTTACAGAGATGATGTTATAATCTCCACTTGGGAAGACGAAATATGTGAATCTTCTAGTTTTTCTAAGATAGTAAAATCATCATATCCAACCATAGCAGGGAATAAAAATTGTAATTTACAATTTAAATCCACTTATGAGGGCTGTGTTCTTGCAAAAAAACTAGGGTACACCCAAGTTATTAAAATTAGGTCGGATATTTTAATACCAGAATATGAAAGACTGCTTGATTTATTAGATTTATCAAAACTAAATTTTTTCTCATTCCATAATTGGGATGGTGGATATTATGGAGATTATATTATTGGAGGTCCAATAGATGAAATGTTACTATTATTTGAAAAATTTGATTATGTAGAAAATATACCCCCTGAGAAAATGCTATTAAGTAGATTAAAATATACACCCAATTCGGTTCTAAAAGTATTGATTGAACATAATATTGATTGTTATTCCCTAAAATGGCAAAAAAATTTAACTGAATCTTGTAAATCAGATCCTTTGTTTTTATACTAAGAAAGAAGTTTGAACCATGAATACTCCGTGTAATGAATTTTTTGATTTTGTTAATAATTACTGTGGTGAAAAAATTAATTTATGTTTTGATATAGGTTCTAGGGATTGTAATGAATCTGTTGCACTACAAAAATTACTTAACTGCAAAGTAGTGGCTTTTGAACCTAACCCACCGCAATACAATATTTGCAAAACATACGAAGACGAAAACATAAAAGTAGAACCTATTGCATTGTCTAATTATGAAGGCAGAAGTTCTTTTTATCAAACACCTGCAAATGTGGGTGCAGCATCCTTGCTAAAACCATTGATGGTTCCTCATTCGTGGGATAATACAATTATAAAAATAGAAGATATTGAGGTTACGAATCTTTCTAACTATTGTAAGAAAAATAAACAATATCCAGAAATGATTTGGATGGATGTACAAGGTAATGAATTAAATGTTTTATTGGGGATGGATCAAGAAGTAATAAATAATCTTCAATATATTTGTACAGAAGTTGGAGTAGTTGGTTATTACGAAGGGCACACTTTGGAAAATGATATTAAGAATTTATTAAATAGTTTTGGCTTCCATTTAATATTTGAGAAATTTGAATGGGAAAAAGAAAAATTTTGCATTTTTAAAAAAAGGTCATAATATGTTAATTTGTTTTGATATGGATGGTGTTTTGGTTGATGCTTGCGAACTACATAAAGTATCCCTTGAATTGGCTATGCAAGAAGAATTGGGGTACACAATTTCTGACGAAGATCATTATTCTAAATTTAATGGACTTCCAACTAAAAAAAAATTAGAAATTTTAGGACTATCGAAAGAAAAAATTGAAATTATAAATAATAAAAAACAAGAATATACATTAAATTTGATAGAAAAATGTATACATTTAGATCAACAAAAAATTGATTTATTAGATTATTTAAAAAAATCAGGTTATTTGTTAGCTTGTGTTACTAATTCAGTAGAAAAAACCACGCACATCATGTTAAAAAAAACTGGCATATTTGATTATTTTGATTTAATCGTTACTAATGAGTCTGTTAAAAACCCTAAACCTTCGCCAGAACCCTATCTTTTTGCTATGGATAAACTAAATTCAACTCCAGAAAACACTATAATAATAGAAGATTCAAACACAGGCATTAAATCAGCAAAGGCATCAAATGCATCTGTCATTATTGTAAAAAATCCTACGGAAGTTACTCTAGAAAATTTAAAGAATAAAATATGAAAATACTAATTCCAATGGCTGGCGAAGGCAGTAGATTTGCAAAAAATGGTTATCAATTCCCAAAACCGTTGATTGATGTCGCAGGGAAACCAATGATTCAACGGGTTGTGGAGAATTTAGATTTTGACGCTTCCTATATTTTTTTAGTTAGGTCAGAGCATTTAGTTAAATATTCTGGTTTAGAAAATACACTAAACAGAATAACTAACAATAAATGTTCTATAGTAACTGTTGATTCTTTGACTGAGGGGGCTGCTTGTACAGCATTATTAGCTAAAGATTTAATAAATGATGATGAGGATTTGCTAATAGCCAACTCAGATCAAATAATAGAATATCAACCTTTTAATTTTAATTTATTAAAATCTTCAGCAAAGCTAGATGCATTGGTCTTTACTTTTAAATCAGTACACCCAAAATGGTCATTTGTAAAAATAAATTCAAGAGGTTCCGTTATTGAAGTGGCAGAAAAAAATCCGATTTCTGATATTGCTACTTGTGGGATTTATTGGTATAAAAAAGGATCTGATTTTGTAAAGTATGCTGAAAAAATGATAAATAATAATATTAGAGTGAATGGAGAGTTTTACATAGCTCCAGTCTTTAATGAATTAATAAATGATGATAAAATCTTATACCCTTTCTTTGTCGAAAAAATGCATGGGATAGGGACTCCCGAAGATCTAGATGTATATTTAAATAAAATCAAATGAAAATAATATCACACAGGGGAAATCTAACTGGCCCAGACCCTAAAACAGAAAATACACCTGAACAAATAAAATTAGCTATAAAAAAAGGTTTTGATGTTGAGATTGATGTTTGGGTAGAAAATAATAAGATATATTTAGGGCATGATAAACCTGAACAAGAAGTTCCATACAACTTTTTTTCTAAATATGGCTACAGTTTATGGATTCATTGTAAAAACATAGAAGCTTTAAATTTCTTTAGAGATAATTCTTCATTTTTAAATTATAATTATTTTTGGCATGATCAGGATAAAGTAACAATGACCAGCAAAGGAATTCCGTGGTGTTATCCTGGAACTTATGTGTTTGAAGGTGTAACAGTCCATTGTGGATCTGATTGGAAATCAGTAATAAAAGAAAATTCCACCATTTTAGGGATTTGTACAGATTATCCTTTGATGTAATTAAAAATACACTAACATATATCTATAATATAACATGAACGACTTTAATAAATTTCAACAAGAGGCTATTCGTACCGCAGTCTATCCTGATGTCGGGTGGAATCTATACTACCCTGCACTGGGTCTTGCCAGTGAGGCTGGTGAGGTTTGTGGCAAGATTAAAAAGATCATGCGGGATAAGCATGGTAACGCTACTAAGGTAGATACTGAAAATATCGCAAGTGAGCTTGGTGATGTTCTCTGGTATATCTCAGCAATAGCTTATGAACTTAATATCCCTCTTGATAGTATTGCCGAGGGTGTTCTAAAGAAGCTAGAAGACCGTAGAAATCGTGGAGTTATTCAAGGATCAGGAGATGATCGCTGATGCCTATTTACGACTATCATTGTTCGTCTTGTGATATGCTTTATGAGATTTTTGAATCAATGACTGCATATCATAGTAATCCTACCCCACACTGCCCTAAGTGCGATCCTAAGGGAAAGAAACCTACCACTATGTATCGTTATTTGGGCGCTAGTAAGCACTCATTTAAGATTACTGGTGAGGGCGTTTATAAACCTGGGTGGCATTAATGGAACCCCCGCCGATTCGGGCAGCACGGCTTGAGTCCAAAAAGTCAAAAAGTAGATTCAAGATCGGTGCTGCCATAGCTCGCAAGAACAAAGTTCTTGTTTGCGCCCACAATATAAAGAAGACGCACCCGAAGTTTGGATCGGGTAACTATAAGACTCTGCACGCAGAAAGCCATGCAATCTATAAGGCTGTCCGCAGAGGTATTGATTTGTCTGGTACTACTATCTTCGTGTATCGAGTGAATGATCTTCTCGCCAAGCCTTGCAAGTGGTGCCAAAAACTAATAAATGATCACGGAATAAAAGAAGTGATTTATAGCAAAGGCTAGGGACCAAAAAGTCAAAGTGTTCTATAATAAGGTATGAACAAAGAAGTATTAGACAGACTTAAAAACGCGGGCCTTTTGTCAGAGCAAGTTCCCGACATGGGATTTGTTTCAACAGGTAGTTATGCACTCAATAAGATTATCTCTGGTAATTATACCAGAGGTATTCCTATTGGTATGATTACACAGATACATGGAGAAGCATCTACAGCAAAGACTGTATTTGCAACTCATATACTTAAAGAAGCACAAGCAGCAGGACATTACACCATGCTTGTAGATTCCGAAAATGCGTACAACCCTGAGTTTGCTATGCATCTAGGATTAGATCCTGAGAAGTTGATCTACGCTGCACCTGAAACATTGGAAGATTGTTTCCAAGTTATAGAAGATACAATTAAGGCTATCAGAGAATCAGACTCTGACACACCTATTGTTATTGCATACGATAGTATTGCAGTCTCGCCTTCAAAATCAGAGTACGAGGCTGAAAGCTACGATGGTAACAATATGCAGGGTGCAGTAAGAGCTAAGGCTACGGGAGCTTGTTTGCGAAAGATTAATCCTCTCATGCGTAAGTATAAAGTAGCACTCGTAATCATCAACCAAATTAGAAACAAAGTTGGTGTAATGTACGGGGATCCTACCACAATGGCTGCGGGAGGCAAGTCGTTAGAGTATTACCTAGGAGTGAACTTAAAAACAATCTCGAATAAAACTAGTGACCTGATTCGAGATGAGCATAAGGTTGTCGTAGGTATCAAGGGTACTGTTCGCAACACAAAGAATAAGGTATCTGTACCTTTCCGTGAGTGCGAATTTGAACTGATGTATAACGAAGGGCTTGATCCATATGCTGGAGTTCTCCAGATGCTAGAGGCTGATGGTCTAGTAAAGCGTGCAGGTGCTTGGTACTCTGTAGATGGAACAGACTCTAAGTTCCAGTCTAAGGAGTTCAAGGAAATGCTTCTGAACCCAGCCGAGAAGGGTTTCGCACCACTTCACAAAGTTTTCGGCATTTCTTCTTGAAAGTTTTCAGCGGTCGGGTATAATAGGGGGACCATAAGGAGAGAACTTAGCGACCATGACTACCAGAAATTGGAAAAACTTCTATGAAGAAGTGTCTGGCATGATCTCTGATGCTTTCGATAATTCCTTTGGACGCAAACTTACTCAACCAAAACTAAAGAAAGTTATGATTCCGCAAACTCAACCTATTGTCGAAGTTAAGGCTACGGCTAAGACTTCTCCTAACTACCAGTCCATCGAGGACTACACCGAAAAGACTGGCAAGCGTTTCCGCATGACCAAGGATCAGAAGAATCGCAACCTCACCCGTGAGGAAGCCTTCGCTGAAACTTACGGGGGCGGGGGAGGTGGCCTCTAATGGTCCTCTTTAACGAAGAAATGCTCCGTGCAGAGGCTCCTGCGGTCTTTGCTACGTCTCCTGAAGAAGGTCGTGTCTCTGACCGATACTCGTTCCTCCCTACGACGGAGATCCTTGAGATCCTCCAAGAAGAAGGTTGGACTGCTTGGAAGGCTCGTCAGGTTGGCTCTCGTAAGTGGAGCCGAAACCATGCGAAGCACATTGTTCGCCTTCGTCACCGCGACCTCGATGTGAAGAACTTCGCAGTCGGTGATAGCTTCCCTGAGATGCTCGTTGTGAATTCACACAATGGTCTTGGAGGCTACAAGCTGCAAGCTGGCATTTTCCGTCTTGTCTGCTCGAACGGTGCGGTTGTCTCCGAGAGTGATTTCGGTACTATCCACATTCGTCACATCGGATTCGATCCTCAGCAGGTCAAGGATGCTTCTCGTCGATTGGTCAGTAATGCCTCGGTCCTGAAGGATAAGGTTGATCGTTGGCAAAAGACTGAACTCTCTGAACGCTCTCGAATGGATTTCTTCACGGATGCCGCTCGTTTGCGCTTCACGGATCCTGATAATGCCATCGTTCAGGAAGTCTCTACTGCCCGTCGCCAACAGGACATTGGTAACGACCTCTGGCGCACTTTTAATGTGGCGCAGGAGAACCTTATCCGAGGCGGATACCGTAACCAGCAGACTCGTCGCATGGTTCGTTCGATCTCCAATATCCAGTTGGACATTGATCTTAACCAACAATTGTGGGAACTTGCCAGTCAGTATGCTGGAAGCTCCAACTAGACACCTAAATACTGTTAGGGTTAACCCCTAACTAATCCTTGTAGGATAGGGGGTAGTGCCTTGTAAACCTCCCCTATCCTACTCTTATTATTATGGAAGAATCAAAGTTCAGACAACCTTTTTTAATGGATGATAATGGGTTATATGTAACTGTAGCCCAAATGAACTTTTTCATGAATGGGGATAATGGCGAAAAACTTGTAAGAGAAGTTTCTCCAGAGTTCGTAAAATATTATAATAATTGCAAACTTTACAATTTAGTTTACGATATGATGGAACACGATCCCGATTGCGCTGTAATGTATTGGGATGAAAAAGAGCAGAATGTCTCTTTATCATTTCCTACAAATGGCAAGGTTGCGTATACCTTGGCAAGCATTGATCTGTATAACAACTTCTCTGGCGGTCCTAATTTTAATTTTTAATATCATGGCAGACTCTAAGAAATATGAAAAGCAGGAGCCTTACAATAAGGCTGGTGAAAAGAAGAAGCAAAAGAACTATAATACCATAAAGGGTAAGATCGAGAATCCAGAGGATCTTTATGATGACGATGAGGACGGATTCGAGAAGTTCTCAAGAAAGAAGTAATTATGTTTAAATGGTTATGGGGAGAGCATAAGAAAAAAACTCCCATAGAATTTACTTCAGAGCCTCTTAAAAATAATTCAACGGAACGTCATGTCAGAGTCCATTTAGATTTGGCTCTGGATGTGTCCAATAACGTGGATTTAGTTAATAGTATAATGACCATGAAGATGAACTTCCATATGCCTGAAGGCACTTGCATGAAGAATCTTCATCTTTCTCATATAGAAATTCTTAATTAATATGACTACAGAAGTTAACTCACCTTACTTGCCTTGGTATCCTGCTTTCTCGCATGATACAGAAATTACTTACGACGAATGGTACGATGTATTCACTTGGTTCGTTCAGAAAAACATTGACTCCAAGTACGAAACAATGCTAGATACCAAGAAGGAGCTTATGTATGCCAACAAATTATATACCGAAAAATTCGATTCTTGGCCCAACCAGAATTCAAAGAATAGCTAAGAAGCTAATAGAAGAATCCATAGAGGACAGAAAGCTCGCTCTTGATGCCCACCGTTTCTTTAGAGAAATGGTGGACAATAACCCTATGGATTCTACTGCCAAGGCTTTAATGGTAGACACTCTTAAAGTAGCTCAGGCATCTAAAAATAACGTAATTAAGATCCTAGGTTTAGTCATTAAAATGGAGGAGCCTTCCGACTCTAATACAACTAAGGCATCTAAAGGACAAGAAAATTCAGTTTTCACAGAATTAGATAATCTATTAAATGACTAGCAAGAAAACATATCGTGTAGTTTGTCAAGAGCTTGATCTAGTCCTCTTTGTAAGAGGATTCTCTCTGGATGAGGAGAAGAAGATCTACGATTCACTTCGTAAGAAAATCTTCTCTGAGCAAACTCCGATAAAGATAGAAGATTACAAGTTATTCATCATACGCAAGTTTATGATTGAAGGTGATGCTTTTGTTGAGCAATTACCTGAGGATGTTGAAGATCGCACGGTTGCTATAAATGCTGTATACAAAGCTATTGTAGAGCTTTACCCTCCATTCTCTCTGGAGTTTATTTGCACAGATCTTAACGCTCAGACATTTATGAGCGGTGAGGAGCATAGATTCCTCGCCATGCTCAAGCGTAAGACTAAGAATAAACTTCTAGGACAGAACCTTGGAATGTCCTCGATTGAGGATTTAGAGAATCTTCGTATTCACTTCAACAACAACATAGTTGGTCAGGACGAAGCGATCTCTGCATTGATTAATGCTATGAAGCTCATGGCTTCTGGATTAGCAAAGCACTCCTCATTCCTTTTCGTTGGACCTACGGGTGTTGGCAAAACTCAGATTGCAAAGATCCTCGGTGAGAAGTTCAGCGGAAACTTCTTCAAGGTTAACTGTGCAGAATACTCTCACGGACATGAGTATGCTAAGTTGATTGGTTCTCCCCCAGGATTTATTGGACATAGTGAAAAGAGCCTTTTGTCCGAGAAGGCAGAGCAATCCAATCGTTGGGTGTTCTTGTTCGACGAGATAGAGAAGGCTCACCACAAGTTGTACGATTTCTTACTGTCTCTACTTGACGATGGCACTTGCACAGACAACTTGGGAAATACTCTAGACTTTAGCCAATCCATATTTATCTTTACGTCAAATCAGGGCATCTCTGAAATTAACAAGGAGCCTATGGGTTTCGATAGAAAGAAAGCACCAGAAGATAAGACTACTTCAGAGATTATTCGTAAGTCTGTCAAGAGACACTTTAGTCCTGAATTTTTGAATCGCATAGACGATATTATTGTATTCCATGCATTGAGCAAGAGTGATGTAAAGAAGATTGCTAAGTTGCAACTCGAAGCTCTGCCTATCAAGGCTACAGATTCTCTCGTAGAGTTTGTTGCAGAAGGTGGATATTCTCAGGAGTATGGTGCTAGAAATATCGCTAGATTTATTAAGACCAACGTATCAAGCAAGATTGCTGATGCAATACTCAACAAGGTTGTTCCAGTAAAGGAAAAAGATTTGTATACTCCACGAATTGTTGATGGTCAGGTTCAGATTGTAGACATCAAGAAATTTAACGCATCTTCTAATTAAATATTTATATGGCACACGGTAAGCGTTGGAATGTAGAAATCCATTGGCTTGATGAAGATGGTTATTCAGCCATCACAACCTACAATGATGATAGTAATGAAAGCGTTTTGTATATCGTAGCTAACGCTGTAAAGAATTTTGTTAAGAATACTAAGCATCATACTATTACCGATGTTTTTGTGGACATGAAATGTTACACCTGCGACTATGATAGCGAGACTGATACTCGCACGTTTGTGGGTGTCCCGACGTACTGTGAGTGCGACAAGCGGAAATAACTCAATGGTAGAGTTTCAGCCTTCCAAGCTGACTGTTGCGGGTTCGAGTCCCGTTTTCCGCTCCACAAGAAAGTAATAATATGTTCACCGATACTCTAAGAATTCGACGTTTAACTAAATTCGCAGATTCCCGAGGGTGGAGTCTAAACGATATTTACGAAATGATTCCTGATCTTGGAAATAAAGATTTACAGATAAATTATAGCATCTTGTATCCAGGAATTTATAAGGCTTGGCACAGACACAAGAATCAAGATGATTATTTTTGTGTTCTGAAGGGCATGGCACAAGTTGGTATTTATAACTTAGAACAAGAAAAGTCTTACAAGTATTTTATTGGGGAACACAATCCAGCAGTAGTTCATATTTGTGCTGGAGAATGGCATGGACTTACTGCGGTTGGTAATGAGCCTTGTGGTCTTTTATACTTAGTCACTAAGAGATATGATCCTTCTTCGCCCGATGAGGAGCGCAGACCTTACGACTCGTTTGTTGGACATGACTGGTGGCTCCCAGAAAATAAATAAAATCCAACCTATAAGCGACTATAATCTATAGAACAACGCGCCTATAGCTCAATCGGTTAGAGTTGCCGTCTTATAAGCGGTAGGTTCTTGGTTCAAGTCCAAGTAGGCGTACCAAAACAATATCTTAGAAAGGATATATTTATGACTGAAAAGACTGTTGACAAGCGTGATAAGTTCCTTGCTCAGATGCTCGAAGGTGCTGAACAAGGTATTAAGCAGATGGATAATGCTCTTTCTCAAATTGATGCTCAACGTGAGAATATCATCAACCGACGTAATGAGCTTGTTGATACTGCTAATGAACTCAAGGTTATGCTCGGACTTACGGACGAGATTGAGCCTGAGGGTGGTTTCTGGAAGAATGATACTACTCTGTGATTGAAGGTTCCTCGGTAGCTCAATGGTAGAGCAATCGGCTGTTAACCGATTGGTTGTAGGTTCGAGCCCTACCCGAGGAGCCATATGGGGATGTGGTGGAATAGGCAGACACATCAGACTTAAAATCTGAAGCCCCTAAGGCGTGCGGGTTCGATTCCCGCCATCCCTACCAAACAACGATCCATTCACCTCTTGAATGGTGGTCGGGGAGGTTCCTCCCGAGCCACGGGTATAACAGCCTGTGGTTTTTTCAAGTCCCCATAGCTCAATTGGATAGAGCAACAGATTTCTAATCTGTTGGTTACTGGTTCGAGTCCAGTTGGGGATACCAATACAAGAGACTGTAGCTCAGTCGGTAGAGCAACTGGCTTTTAACCAGTTGGTCGAGGGTTCGACCCCCTCCAGTCTCACCAAACTAAAGCTGATGTAGACCCGTAGGGGGCGGGAGCAGACTGTAAATCTGTTGTTATTAAATTGACCCCGTAGGCTCGACTCCTACCATCAGCACCATCTAGTAAGTAAATCCTTGAGCGACTGGTACTTTCTTCCACACACGATAGACACCATCGGATGCCATCTTGAATATGGTAATGTCTCCAGTACCTACACAGTTTCTAATATCAACCTTCTTGGTTGTATTGTCTAGTCTCAATGTGATTCCATTGTTGTGATCTAAGGTAAGACCATCAATAACAATTTCCTCTGGACCCGTTTGTCCTGCTGCCTTATTTGCAAAATCAAATAGCTGAACTGCGGTCATCTTAGGATTCTTGTATCCGATGTAGCCACCAGTCCATTTTAGTGATTTACAGTATTCGATGCACACAGCAGCAAATGAGTCTGCCCAAGTGCCATCCGATCTCTTAGCAACTTGTGTTTGTTGAACAGTCTTGAGGAATGGATCTTTTATAACTACAGTTCCGTTAGGACCAGAATCTTTTATTGATACAGCGAAGGCTGCTCTAGCTAAACCTCTCTTTTGTCCAATCTCATTTCCATGAATGTCGGTAACGACGATGTGTCTTGGATTGGCCCACTTTGGGTCAGACCTGTTACCAGCAAGACGGATTTGTAGTAATTGGGCTGGAATGTTGTCTCCAGAGCAACCTTCATACAATGCTTCGCCACTTTCGATTTCATCGTATATGGCGTGTTCTTTCATGTAGGTAATTCCTGAAGTTTCAAACAAGGCAGGACGAGTAGTATCTACAACACGAACTCTTATAGTTTGTGGGTTTCTTAATTGGTGGCGGCGAACACCCCACATGGTGGTCATTTTATCTCCCTTCTTAACTGTGATTAAAACATCACGAAGAATGGGATTAGTGAACACGGGAGACATATCAGAGATTAGCCCTGCACGACCTCCGTTCATTATAATGTGAGCATTGGAAAGGAAACAATTATTAGGCTGGGCACCTTTCCAGTAAACTCCGTCGCGGTCTGTGGCTGCGTTCATTACAACTAAAGGTTCTTGAGGTAATATTGGTCTTAGTGGCATAGTTTTAACATCTCCATACTATTATATAGACGAGGATCCAATGAAGAACCACAAGTATGATTTTAAACTGTATAATGGTCGAATAAAAGTTTACATAGATGGTTATGTAGCCTTTACTTTTAATCAGTTAGACTTTAAAGGCTATTATGCATATAAGGATGACACCGATTTGTATGGATTAGATATTTATCTAATGAATGACAAAGGTGGTGCGACCACAATGGAAGTTTATTTTAAAACTAAGCATAACTGGTTGCAAGTTCTTAAGTTGTTAGATCAAAATCTTTAAAATATTTATGAAAAATAGAAAACTTATAACTGTAACTGGTGGTCGAGGATTTATTGGATCTCGATTCGTAAAATACATACTTGAGAATACCAAGTATGATGTGGCTGTAATAGACATTCTTACTTATGTTTCTAGTAATCTAATAAAGCAGAGATTTGATTGGCTCGATTCTTCTATGAAGAAGCGTGTGAAGTTCTACGATGGTGTAGATATTTCAGATCCTAAAATTAATTCCAAGACAAATAATTGTCTGTTGAAATCTGAGTATGTCGTAAACTTTGCCGCTGAAACCCATGTTGATAATTCCATTACAGACGGTTCTCCTTTTATGCGAACTAATGTAATGGGTGTGTTTAACCTTCTTGAGATTGCTCGTCAATCTAAGGAGTTGAAGCGATTTGTTCAAATCTCCACCGATGAAGTTTATGGAGATCGTCATGAAGAGTGTATTCAGGTGTCTGATGAGCATACTCTGCAAAAGCCTAGTTCTTACTATGCTGCATCAAAAGCATCAGCAGACAATTTAGTCGTAGCGTGCGGCAGAACTTACGGTCTGAAGTATTTGATTACAAGAAGCTGTAATAATTTTGGTCCACACCAATACCCAGAGAAGTTCATTCCCAAGATTCTTAAGTGCATCAAAGAGGATCAACCTATACCTGTTTATGGTGATGGTACTCAATGCCGTGAATGGATTTACGTTGATGATAATGCTCGAATGATATTTTCTTTGATGAAGAATAGTGAGGCAAAAAATCACATTGTAAATATAGGATCAAAGCAAGATCCTATTGGAAATTGTGATATTGTTAATTATGTCAGTTCTGTTTGGGAAATGCTTGGAAAGAAAGTTAAGATAAAGCGTGTGAAAGATCGTCTAGGGCATGATAAATTGTACATGATGGATTCCACTAAACTTGGAGTCTTGGAAGGCAAAGACGCTTATTGGACGTTAGAGTTATTTGAGTTCTTGCATGATCAATTGTTAGGTTTACATGATGAATTAAATTAATGTAGTAATGAGTTATCTTAAGGAAAAAAAGATTGTAGTTTTTGGGGCATCTGGAAGGCTTGGAAAAGAACTTGTACCTCTTCTAAAAAAAGCTGGTGCTAATGTTATTACTCCAACTCATGAAGAAGTAGATATCTCAACTGGTCAAGTGTGGAGACTGATTTGTGACGTAACACCAGACTTAGTAATAAACCTAGCAGCATATACTGATGTCGCTGGAGCAGAAAGTTCTACTGGAAGAATCCAAGCATATAAAATAAATACTAGAGGTAATCAAATGGTTTGTGAAGCCTCTAAGTTTATTGGTGCGAAAGTAATTTATATCTCTAGCGATTATGTTTATGGAGGCACAAAAGGTTGGAACATTACTGGTCAAGAATCTCCAAAAACTTCTTATGGAATGACTAAGTATTTGGGAGAGTGGTTTTGTGATAAAGAAAAAGATCTAATCATAAGAACTTCATTCAAGGCTAGAGGAACTTGGGGTTCTAATGCCTACAAAAAAGTATTTCATCCTGTCTTCACAAATGCAGATTGGGTGGATATTATAGCTGAAAAAATTGTAAGTGCAATTGAAGCAAATTTACGAGGTATAATAAACTTAGGAACTGAAAGAAAATTACTTCTAGATTTGGCTAAACAAGATTATCCAGAAGTTGAAATATCAAATGTATTTGATGCTAAATTACATTATAAATATCCGATAGATTGCTCTATGATATTATCACAATGGCAACACAACAATATTTAGATCGAACATACATGGCTATGGCAAAAGAGTTATCCAAGCTCTCTTATGCAAATAGAGCCAAAGTAGGCTGTATTATTGTAAAAGATACGCACATTATCTCAGAAGGGTATAATGGAACCCCTAAGGGATTTTCTAATGTTTGTGAGCATCCCATTACTTGGAAAACTCTGCCAGAGGTTCTTCATGCAGAATCTAATGCTATAACTAAACTGGCAAGGTCTACGAGTTCTTCAGAGGGAGCTACATTATACGTTACGATGGCACCATGTTATGAATGTTCCAAACTAATTATTCAGTCTGGAATAAAGCGTGTTGTCTACCATGAGAACTAT